AACAATTCAGACAATTAGACAAATTGTGTGAAAATTAGAAACAATTCAGACAATTAGACAAATTGTGTGAAAATTAGAAACAATTCAGACAATTCAGACAATTCAGACAATTTATCAATCTGTCTGACTTTAATACTTTGTTATAAAACCGTTGACTTTTATATGTAAAACTGGTAATATGATCTTGCATCAATCAATACAGTCATTAAGGAGATAGAAAGATGAAGCAGAACCAATACTATAATAAACGTACAATGAACCTTAAACAATTAACTCGTGATCTTGAAAAAACAGGGTTTACATGTGAATTATTATATGAAAATTGTGATTATTTATGTGTACACTATCTCTGTTTCTTAGATTACGTTGAAATATCCCTAACAGGCTATAAGGAATGGTCTGTTATTTATTATAAGCCATTTAAAGAGATTTCATTCTATAAAGAAGCTACAAACAAGGGAGTAATCAATCTACTCAATAACCTCTTGAAAGGTGAGAATGTACAATGAAAAGAAGTAAAACACAACTTAACGAAATTTATAATTATTACGCAAAGAAGAGAGCGGATGCAGTCACAGAGTTTATGGATTACAACGGACTTTGGGGTGAGTTCAAAGTGTCCGGCTATAAACGCCCAACCATGTTTCTTAGATGGGTAAAAGGTATAAAAGTTTATCCGGATGGTACTTTTGAACACTCTGATGATTGGATTGCACCAAGGTTCAGAAAGGAGTAGTAATGGCTTTAAAGGGTACAGAAAGAATCACAACCAAGGGGCAGGAAATAACCCCATATAAACTCAATGAAAAAGAATTAGCCAGACTTTATACAAGTCTGGCTAAACGTCTAAATCAGCGTATGGTTCGTTTAGAGAGAGCAGGATTCACTTCTGAATCCGGTGGTGCATACGCTGATTACAATGTAATTCTTAAAAAATTTGGGTATAATAAAAGAATCAGAGAAAAAATAAAGTTGGATTACAGCGACCGCAACGTCCTATATATGCAGTTATCTTCCATGCGAAAGCAAGTGAAGATGATGCAGGAGGTGCTTAGAGAAAAAAGTTCTACGGTTCCGGGGTGGAAATCCATCATAAAAAAGAGACGTGAGAAGTTGTCTGAATATGGTTTAGAATTCAAAGATACAAGTGAAATGAGTGCATTTTTTCAGTCATATGCTTTTGAACTTATAAGTCTGTTGTACTCTTCGGAACAGGCTGTAGAGTTCGTTGGAAAAGCTTTGCGAGACGGTGATACAATGAATGAAATAATTAGCAAATTGGAAGAGTTCAGAGACCGCACAGACATAGATAGAGCGGATGACGTAGCAAAGTCACTAGGGTTCTCAGGAGAAGCAGAAGCACTGAAATATAAATACAAGAGGTAAAAAATGGTTATAGCAGGATATCCAGTGGTATCATATAAAGACTACGATTATATGCGTCTTTTTGACGGTAATTTCATACGTAAAAGTAATGCAGGACATTATCAGTCTTTTTATGAAAAAATCATAACTGTAGATACTGAGACCTATGTGTCTGATAATGAAGACATTGGATGGATCACTGATTGGACTATAACGATAGAAAATGATAGCTGTTTGTATGGTAATCATGTACGTGATCTTATCAATACGATTGACCGGATCTGTGACACGCTTCATGCTGATAAAGAACATACAGTGCGATTTTATATACATAACCTATCATATGACTATATGTTTTTGCGGAATCATCTATTAGAGAAGTTTGGTGTTCCGGAACGAAAATTAGCTGTTAAAACTCACAGGTACGTATTTATGCAATGGCAATCATTCGGTATTGAAATCCGTGATAGTGCTATCCTCACACAACGTACTCTTGAACGTCTCTGTAAGGACATGGGGACACTTGAGAAAGCTACTGGTACATGGGACTATAAAAAGAAAAGAACCCCTGAATCTGGGCGTACTGTAAAGGAATTAGCTTATGTCTGTGTTGATACTATTTGCCTGTGTAAAGCTTTACGGCTCTATTTATCTCAAAGAAACGTAACTGTTGCTACTGCCCCATTGACAAATACAGGCTTTATCCGTAACCAAGCAAGATCAAGATCACGCAAGGATAAGAAATGGCATAAGAAATTTATGTCAATGCAACTTAGTTTAGCTCAGTACGAGTTATTAACAGCCTCCTATCACGGTGGCTATACTCATGCTAACCGGTACTATGTCAATCAGTTAATTACTGAACCGGTGGAGTGCTACGATTTTACAAGTTCTTATCCTGCCAGAATCGTATATGAAAAGTTTCCTATGACAAACTTTGTAGAAACAAAGTTATCGTTGCAGGATATCATGGAACTAAAAGAAAATTATGCTTTTGCAGGCTATATACGATTGAAAAAGCTACGCTTGAAAAAAGACCATCCTATGCCACCGCTTGCTTTTCACAAAGCAAAAGTTTGCATTTTTCCAGAAGCAGATAAGATAAGTAAAAAGAAAGCTATGGAATTGAATCTTGATAACGGCAAAATCGTTAATGCAGATCTTGTAGTCTATCCGTTTACTGATCCGGATTTACAGGTCATTTTTGAAGCCTATGACTTTGAATGGGCTGACGTTGCAAACGTCATACGTGCAAAGAAAGACTACTTGCCTGATTGGATTATTAATTATGTGATAGAACTTTTCGAACATAAGAACACGTTGAAACATGCAGACCCGGTGCTTTATATGATTTCAAAAGGAGAACTTAACGGGATCTATGGCATGATGGTACAAAAGATGATTCAATCCATGTTTGAAGAAGATTACGAAACCGGACTATGGAATGATGTTTTGAGTGAATCTGAATATGAGGAAAAGTTACAAAAGTATTACAAAAGTAGAAATTCTTTTCTACCTTATCAATGGGGGGTATGGGTCACTGCTTATGCTCAGACAGAGTTATTTGAGCTTGGGAAGTGTTGCAAAAGCTGGTTATATTCTGACACTGATTCCGTTAAGGGTATGGAATGGGATAGGAAAAAACTTGCTGAGTATAACGAAAAAATCATGAAAAAATCAGAGGAACGAGGACTGGGAACGGTACTCTTTAATGGAGAATCACACACGCTAGGAATTGCTGAGTTTGACGGTATTTACAGCGAATTTAAAACTATGGGTAGCAAGCGTTACTGTTACCGTGAAAATGGAAAACTAAAACAGACCGTTGCAGGAGTTCCAAAAGACGGAGTGTACTGTCTTGATGACAATATAAATAACTTTGAAAAGGGATTCATATATAGAAATAGTCTCACGTATCGCAGAAACTACCGTCGTGCGTACGACTGGAAAAAAGACCCAAGTTGGAAGCTTAAAACGGAATACCTCTATAGCAAAGGAATTAACAATATAACTGTTGACGGGTGCAAAATAGAGTATGGGTGTGCAATCCGTTTATCTGATACGGAATATGAATTGGATCACACCATTCCGTATGATAAGGAAACAGGGTTGCCGTTGCCGTTTGAAACAAAAGATGTTTTATATAGTTAAAAAGGGGATGCAAATTTGCATCCCTTTATTTTTGTTTCACGTGAAACATTACATTGTAATGGATCCTCTGTGGATTTGTACTTGTGTTACGGCTGTAAGAGTTCTGTAGTTATATTTGTCATCACTAATGTCATACAGAGCAAGATAAATCTGTCTAGCTCGGAAATTCAACTGTGCCGGAATGTGATAAAAAACGGCTCCAGATTTTACAATCACAGTTGTTGGATAGCAAGTATAACCGTTTCCATCACCAACAAAGGAAGTTGAATAGATTCTTCCTAAATAGTATTCTGTACCATTACAAATAAGTTCGCCACTGTTTGGAATACAAACATAATCACTCCAGATGATATTACTAGCATTTTCTTTGTAATTTGTAACGAACGTCCAACTACTTCCTAAAGTTGCTGTAAAATCTCCTGCTTCAAAGTTTGCAGTTACATCATAAAAGGATGGATGACAAGACCCGGTCTTTACTGCTTCCGCAAGGTAGGCAGCAAGTCGTTCCTGTCCGGTCGTGTTTGGATGAAAACCGTCCGACCCCATGAATCCGTCAGCGTGTAAAATATATTCGCTTCCATTAAGATAGATCCAATTTTTCCGCTGTGTGTTATACACACTCTTTGCAATTTTGAACCTGTTCCACTGGTTACTGTCTGCTGACCATGCAACCATTGCTACAAAAATTTTAGCATTCGGAAATCGTGTCTGTGCCACCCCATAAAAGGCATTGATTGCATTTTCAATTTCTGAATAAGCACCGAATTCATTGTATCCACCAACAACTAAGATCTGCTTTACAGATGGATCAGCGTCAATCTGATTCAGAAGCATAAGGAATGAGTTGTTAGATGTTGAAAAAGAAGCACCGCCATTGCTTTTGATTGTTACATTATCAATAGAGCAGTAATCCAAAAAATGTTCTGTCCATGGAGTAATGTTTCCTTCCGGTGTATAGCCAACTGTATAACTGTCACCAATAATGATAGTTCTACCGCTTAAATCAAATAAACCGTCTCTTTTTTCAAGATCAGAAATCAGTTTACCCTGTTCGGTTACTGTGCCTTTTAACGGTTCAATTTCATCCGTCAAGATTTTTTTCGTGGCATCATCAACTACTTTTCCAATCTCTCCGGAATCTAGTGATGCCTTAATTGCATCATCAATCTGCTTTTGTGCAGTACCTTTTATGTCTGACCATTCTTTATGATCCTTTTCTGCCTGCTTTGCTACTTTTAAAACATAGTCTAAATTCATGTCCTGCATGGAACTGTGAGGGTACGTACTAATCATTATTGCGTTCTCCTTTCTATCAATAAACCAGAATAAGTAAGTCACTGGCAAACAATCCGGTACAATAATCTATAAACGATTGCTTCCTTAACTGTAATTCACTTTCTATCATCTGCTGAGAGGTTGTAACACCTATGTTTCCGTGAATCTGTCCAGTGTGAGTTGTAGTCCCTTTTTCCGTGTTTTTTTCAGTTCGCCCATATTCAATGTTGTTTACATCCTGCCCGGAAGTTTCCATTTTTGTACTATTTCCATAAGTAGTCGTATCTTCCTTTGACGGCTGATAAGTGTTAGAATCAAAAGCACTTACTTTTTCTTCCATTTTGTCGGCTCCTGTGTTTGACGTAACGGATCCTCTGCCTGCCTGTAAGGTGTTTTTGTCTTTACCACCTGTTACAGTGTTTCGCTCAATGTCTGGAGAATCCGTCCAAGTCTCCTGTCGGTCATAGTTCTCAATTGGATTATATTCTTTCTTTAAAGCAAGAAATACCCGATTAATGGAATCCTGCCATTTTTTTGACCATGCCGGAATAGCTGAGAGTTTCATAAAATCACAATCCGGATAGAGTGGCTCACAATCCCCATAGCTTAAAAGTAAACTGTCAATAAAGTTCTGTTTGTCAGCTTCTGCCGGAAAAGTCATGTTATCAAATAAGGTCTGATCATATTCATAAAGTCCGGCTATGGTAATCCTATACATCCCCATTTTTTACACCTGCCTTTTTATAGTCTCTGATCTTTATGTTCAGATTTAAACTGGAATAAAGACTGTTTGCCATGTCAACCCCTGTCTGCATTGTTTCTAGCCATGTAGTAAGTCGTGTCACAGATTCTATGTCGTTTTTTTCAGTTTCCATAACATTTAAACGCTCTTTTTTATCAGAACCGACAGACGGAATCCCGACTTCTGTGTCAAACTGGTCAAGAAGTTTCTCGAATATCTCAATTAACTCTTTTGAAATAAAGTTGTTTTTCAAATCTTTATTGAAAAACTCAAAAGGTTCTGAACTTTTTCCTCTCATGTTTGCGTTCTCATTCTCTTTGATTGAAGCATCATACGCAACTGCCGGATTACCTGCTTGCACTTCGTCATAGATTTTTTCCAGTGTTTTTGCGGCGGCTTTGTTTTTGGCAGCTATCATAAAAGCTAACTTGCTGTTGAACACGTTCATATCAAAAGCAGACGCTACCAGAGCCAGTTTATAACTATAATAACCGATAATGTCAAAGATTCCGCATCTGGACGGACGCAAATAGATTACGCTACAATCTTCACCAATCTTTAAATCCTGTAATCTTATGTTTGCATTGGTAGCATATGTGTTAATGCTAGCTTTAGTTGGCTTACAATACATGTCATAACCCTCAAGTGTAGGATATTGCGCAATCAGTCCATATGCAGGAGTATATGTGATTGCAATAAATCCCCCACCAATCAGGCAAAACTTAAAATAGTCAATGTCAAAATTTGCATTGTATGTTATATCGAAAATAGAACAAACTCTCTCATACAGCATACGATCAAACGTGTCAGTATATAGACTGTCTGCCTTGATTCCCGACGGTTGGAAGTAATTTGAAATGATATTGATTTTATCAAATCCAATTGGAACCCACATATTTTTCACCTCTTTCTATGTTTCACGTGAAACATTATTCATAATAAAAACCACTATTTAAGTAGTTGTTCACAACCTCTTGATCTCCGGTAAATCCACTAATTTCGATGGATGCATTTCTGCATCTGAGATAGCCGGAACAGGTTGAAATCTTGCGACTGTTTCCATCTGCATAGCCCTCACCTACACCGTTTGGCTCTGTACTCATTCTTGTATAACAGATTACAGATGCATCAAGATTGTTGATAATCCCCCCCACTGATCCAACCGCACCAATACTTGTGACTTCCGGAGAGAAAATGGATTGCATAGTGTTAAGTACACCGGAAGATACACCGAGTGCATTTCCTGTCATAGCTGACGAGACGGTGGAAAGTCCACCAATCAATGCATCACCAATGTTTATATTTGCACCTGCTATGTTTACCGGTACTGTCATCTGACATTGATAGTGTCCTATTACACTACTTCCAGATTTTAGCCATACATCAGATATTCCAGAATATGCATCGAAATAGTAATCGGCTAATAACTGACCATTATTGGTCTTTGTAATATCTACCGGAACTACTCCAATGCAAGGAAGTTGTACAAAGTAACGACTAAAATTACCATTGTAAAAACGAAAATCTGTATTAGAATAAAGTGGATTAGTCAGTTCAAGATTGTAGGAAAAATGCACCACCGGACTAGTTGAAGCACCACCAATCAATAAAGCTTGCACACCGGAATCCCAATACCCAAGGTTTACCTCATTCATCATTGAAATAAAATTACTTGAACGAAAGGGTAACCATTTGAGATCAATAATGTATTTGGCAGGATCAAAAAGAAACTTTGTTGTTGCGTTATCAATCAACTCTTGGAAGTTATCAGCAGTATACATGAAACTCACAAGCAAACCTAACTGTTTTTCCGTAACATAGTAAGTTTCAACTCCTGCCGCTCCTACGATACGCATGATATAGTTTCCTGCATAGCCATTAACAAATACATTGAGTGGCTGTGCTACTATAGTGTCCTGCTTCTGCCACTCCTCAGTGGGTAAATAAAGCGGATCATCAAGCAAAGGATCTTGATGGTTTGAACGTTCAATGAAGCAGGTATAATTACCGATTTCATTTTTGTAAGTTGCCAAGACGTCCTCAGTACAACTAATTTCAGTTTGCCCCGCATTGATTGAAGTAGTAGAATCAATGAAATAATAGTGGTCAGCCCACTTTGCATAGTTAAATTGTAGCATGTCATTCATTGGTCTTTGTAAAATAAACGTAGGACTCTGAAATGTAGTTGCAGATTTTAAAAGGCAGGGAACTTCTGCCCCCTGCCCTGTAGGACGTTTTGTAGAATTTTTTCTTTTTGAAAAATGGTACAAAACTATTTCTGTCATGATAGGTATATATCTCCTTTTGAAGTGATGGCACAAATCCAACCGGATGGAATCCTAACCCACGTTGCTCCGGCTTCATCATTTTTGATTTCTTTTACCGTGACTGACGTTCCTTTTTTCAAACATCCATCTGAATAAGCGTGTTTCATTCCATCCCTTGTCAACTGTGCATACTCTTTGATCTGACCCCACACACTGTATCGTACATGTAAGTGATCCACCATAGTAGTATAGGTTCTACCTATTTCATAAGATGGGCTTTTTTCATCCCATACTCTGCGGATGCAGGATAAATCACTTCTCCGACTTACAAGACTTTTGACAACTCCAATACCGGGATTGTCAGCAGTGTTTTTTCTACCGCCTCTACTCTCGATCATATAGCCATTGCCAATAAAAATTGCACAGTGAGTAACTGGATATCCAAAAAAAAGAAAATCACCTACTTTTTGTTCTCCAATCGGAATCCTTGTTCCAATCTTGGAATAACCGGAAGCAGTAAGTCTTCCGACATTTGAGCCAGCTGTTCTCTGGATCCAGTAAAGCAATCCAGAGCAATCGAGTCCATGTGCAGGTGTTGAACCACCCCACACATAAGGAGTACCAATTAAATTATTTGCATATACGACAAGTTCATTCGCTGTCATGTTTACACCTACTTTCCTAAGTGTTCAATTAGTGAGTTCATTTTTTCAATTGCAAGTGTGTTGTTTTTGATTACCTCAGAAAGTGTATCAACTTCATTTTTATGCTCTTCGTTGAGCTTGTCAACTCTCTGATTGGTCTGGTCATACATGTACTTCACAAAGTATGCCATACCAATGCAGCAAACGATAGGAAATGCATAGTTTCCTAAAACTGTCAAGATTGTTTCTGTCATTCTGAACTCCTCTCAAAATAATCATTGTTTATAGGTGATTCTGGGACGCAGTCAGCAAGAACAACAATATTTGCATTAGTAGTATCGTAGTTTACAAAAGCAAATTTGCTGGCATCCGGAAAACCATAATAACTTTCGAATTTTAAATCAACAAAACCGTTGTATCTGCTAAATTTGACTAAATTGATGTCATCATAAGTAAGATTCACACTGTCATTAGGAGCACTAATAACTATTCTTCTTACTCCGACTTTTTTAAAAGGTAATCTTGCAACGATACTTCCCCCACTAGGGAACTTGTAAAGACGCCGCTAACATATTATGCCCCATCCCCGATCACATACAGGATTCCGTTATGCGTGAAGTTGTTCCAGTAGTTTTTTCTGGAATGTACAAACATGTTATAATACCCACCTCGGCTATTAAATGGGGTTGTCGAACTGTAATCAAACTGCCAGTTGACACCCATAGCACGACGGTCATACAGTACTCCCAGAACATAAGGTAAGTTGACCTCTGTTTCTGCCTGTTTTACATGTCCATCTGCTCCAATGATGGACGGAGTAATCTGGATAGCTGATTCATTATCCGCAGACTGCCACCAGTTTACAAGTTCTTTGTTCTCGATCTGTAAATTTTTGTCATCAAACACATAAGGCAACGTCTGCGTTTCAGAGTCGATCCAGAAACTTGACAGCATCATAAGTCGCTGATTTTCTTTCCGTGTGAATCTCAAAAGGTCTTCAAAGCCTGTAATAGTAAATCTGTACTTATTTGATCTCTCTGTCATCTTTTCAGAATCAAGTTTGATTCGAGCAACAACGAACGGCATAAACTTACCACGGTGCTCGGAAAGTAACTGCTCTCTTGTGTACTGTGTTCCATTCTCTGTGTTAAACTCATGTGCAAGGTCAACTTCCATACCAAGAGATGATAAGCCCGCCATATAGTTTAGCATGGTTGCACGACGTTCACTCTCCCGATCCATCTCAAGATCATTACGAAACTCAATCATAACAGCTTCGTAAAATCTGAGAAATTCTTCTTCGCTAGAAAAAGCAAGTGCCAGCTGGTCACGGAATCTTGTGATTGATCTCTGTAACAACTTTGTTCCGTAGAACTTGAGTTCAAGCACTTTCGGCTTGTGAATCTTATACATGTCAATAGACTTACCATCATCCAAAGAGTTTGGATTCTGTTCTGTGTTCCAATCGTCAGACTGTTCTGCCTCCATTGACAGGGACGTAATCTCTCTGACGATAGCACCCCAACGAACATTTGTCTGTTCGACTGTCCTTAATTTACCAGTATAAGATTCGTTTGCAAAATACGTTTCCGCAAATACTGTAGACATAGTTTTCAGTGTGTTTTCTACTCCTGTACGTAACAGTGTTCCCCCAACGGAAACAAAAGAACTTGTGTCAGTCGCAACAAGGTCAGAGCGACCTGTAGCTTGTTTAGCAACGGAATTTATAAGAGTATAGGCATCCTGCGGAGTTAAACTATTTACAGCCAATTTAATACACTTCCTTTCTAATTCATGATCTTCATCATATCATTGATAATGTCTTTTTCTGTTCTTGGTGAATTTACCCCACCATTTCCAGTATTCTGAATATTTGATGCCTGAATAGTGGCTGTCAATTTATTGATAGCATCAATCACCATATCATTCTGGTTCTGGTTCTGATTCTGGTTCTGGTTCTGGTTCTGGTTCTGATTCTGGTTCTGATTCTGGTTCTGATTCTGGTTCTGGTTCTGATTCTGGTTCTGATTCTGGTTCTGATTCTGGTTCTGGTTCTGCCCTGCGAATCCAAGGATTTCAGTTTTTGAAAAACCTGCATTGGCAAGTACAACTAAATCTTCAATTTTCATTTTTGTTTTTTCTCCTTTCTTGAGAAAAGAAAACGAATACTAATGAATAAAATAATAAGGGAAAACTTACGGGTAATCATCCCATTATAGCATCCGTTTCCGACGGTTGATGTAGCCGTTTTCCCTTAATTTATGTATATCATATATTGAAAATTTTATCAAGATAAAATTTTACAGTCAGGTTCTGGTAAGAAATTCTATTACTAATAATATAGTTGTATACCCATGAATAGTAAAACTTAAATTGTGATTTACCAAGTTCACTGTCTGGAAAGCTATCTTTGCACGTTCCTGAAATATGATCGCTTATGTATAGTTTAGCTTCATTTTTGTGTTCATAAATCCCGAGTGAACCAACTATGCATATCAATCTGTACTTTCTCAAATCTTCTGACTTTATAGAACTCATGTCGTCATATGCAAATTCATTATCGAGAGCCATTTTTTCAAAATCTGTACTTCCGGTAAGAGCTTTATAAAGAGCTGTCTTTCTTTTCTTTTCTGAAATGGGGCTTTTGTTAATCAAAATAATGATTATTCCGCGATCTTTTAACATGGAAAACTCCTGTCCAGACTTCTTCATTTTTTCCAAGTTCGAAAGCAACCCAAAAGACTGAATAAGCGGGGAATCAAGAGTGTTACTATTTGAAACAATCCACCAACGAAAAGGTTTTTCACCAAACAACTCACGGTTTGCGGAAATAGTTTCTACTCCATTCAGAAAAGCATCCTCTTCACCTTTAATTCTTTTATCAAGTTTCTCCGGGATAAATTCATCATAGATTCCTTCTGAAAATCCAGAACCTGAGAATCCCCGATTATTCATTAAACTAGTAAGACTAAATGCTTCACCATGATAAATCTCCTCTCCGGCTTCGTTGATTTCTTGCAACGAAACCCGGCTTTTTTCCCCCTTTACCTTTTTGAAATAGAAATTCCTATGAAGATCATGATTAATGTCAATCCAAGGATTCATAGTATCAACTAACACGGAATCTATTTGAGTTGTTTTTCTTCTCATATATATTACTTTTTCATCCTTTGAAAAAACATCCTCAATGAAATGTTTAAAGATCCCATATGTTTTTCCGGTACGACGAGCACCGATAATAATGATGAAATTTATCTCGTTTTTTTCACAAGTATTTACAATTTTTGGAATGTCTAACCATCCGTTTTTATCATATATATTCATTTGATACTCCTTTACTGAAAAAAAAGGTGTACTAAAATAGTACACCTTATGATTTTATGAAAAGCGGTTTTTTTCGTCTGAATCGTCAGATTTATTAACTGCCTCATTGTATTTTTCAATACAAAAGTCTTCTAACTGACCTGTGAATTCCTTATCCTTTGAGTAGATTGAGTTATAGTATTTTCCGTCTTTTCCCTTGGATGACGGAAAAGTAAGAAATAACCCGTGTGAACCCTCTACAAGAGTCAAACCTTTAATGACAAGCGTTTTATCGAGACATAATTCAATAAAAGCTTTTGTTTTACTGTTTCCATCATAAGGACGGCAAGTAATTTTGATAGATGATTTTAACATTATTTACTCTCCTTTTCTACTAATAAATTATATTCACTTGGTGCTGTGAGTGACTGTGTTACATCATAAACAAACAACCCATTTCTTTTCAAGAATGAACAAACACAATTTAGATCATTCAAGTATAAACGTCTTTTATATAAAGTACCGTTTATGTACAGGTCAAAATATCTTGAACCTATCATACTGCAAATTTCAATAAATGTTATACGTTTCTTATGAATAGGGATTAACGCATCTTTATTATAAAATACGCTAATTGTATCATTTAAGCAATCAACTAATGATGGAACTTTATTAACATAAATAAGTTCACTCGGATAAACGTACTCTTCTTTATTTTCATCAACAAAAGTTGATTCATAAGAAGCAATATGTACAGTAAACATATTGCTTGCATCACCTCTTTTTTCTCTCCCGGTGATTCTACAGGATTGTAATCCAAACATGATTTTTTCTCCTTTACATATTTGCTAATTGATTGTTGCAACCTCATAATAGCAGTTTTACATATAAAAGTCAACGGTTTTATAACAAAGTATTAAAGTCAGACAGATTGATAAATTGTCTGAATTGTCTGAATTGTCTGAATTGTTTCTAATTTTCACACAATTTGTCTAATTGTCTGAATTGTT